TGAGAAAATGATGTGAGTAATTTTAGGATCATTAAATAAATATTTGCTGATAGAATAAAGTAATGTAATTACTATAATCGAACCAATACCGAAATATAAATAAATATTAGGATTAATATCCGCCATATATAGATATTATTAATAATTTATTTTAGTAAAATAGTTTATTAATGGAAGTATTAAAACCAAATTTGATAGAACCTAGTACAAAATATTATATAAAACACGCACTTAAAGAAAGTCGCAAATTAAAGGATTATTATATTAATATGACTGTTAATATTTTATTATTTATATTTTTTGGGTTATTTATTGGTGGGTTATTATTATATAAATATAAAGGAAAGTTAACACCAGAAGAATTAAAAAAAAAAGAGAATGAGAAAAAAATGTTTTTGATGAAAAAAATGCAACAATTTTCAGTAGAGAAAGAGAAATTAAATCAAAATTTAATAACAAATTTGCCATTAAATCATCCAGAAATAAATTTAATGTGATATAATAAAAAATGAATATTTTTTATAAAAAGTTAATATAATATGGAAGAAGAAGATTATAATGATGTATTTCAATTATATTATAAATTAAAGCATCAATATGATGAGAAGATAAATAGAGAAAAGAATAAACTAATAAAATCAACAACAATGACTACATTGGAAAAAAGGCAGAAGTTTAAGGCATTAAAAATAAAATGTATCAATTGTGGACAGATTGGAGGAACGTCTTTTAAACAAGATGGTGATATTTTAGAAGCGAAATGTTTAGCAAAAAATCCGTGTAATTTACATATAAAGTTAGAGAGAGCAAAATATGTAAAAATGAATGAAGAAGATTTAAAATTAAAAGAATTAATACTAAACGAGAAATCTAATGTGATAGCAAATAAATTAAATTATCTATTTGGTTATCAAACGGAAAAATCTACAATAGATAAATTTAATTTAATAAAGAGTAAAATAATAGGATTAGTAAAAGCATATGAGAATTTAAGCATTGAATATTTAAATGTTACAAATAATGAAGAAAAAAATAGTGATTTAAAGAAATATAAATCAGATATGATTGTATTAATTGATACAATCAAAGCATCTATAATGCAATATGAAGAAACTAATGAAGATATACATATAAAAGATGCTATTGAAATATATATAGAGAAAATGATGCCTTTGGAAAAAAAGATTATGGATACAAAATATAAAAAAAATACAATAGTTTCAGAGGAAGTATCAAAAGATATATTTATTTATCATTTAGTTCAACAAGAATATACATTAAATGAATTAATGTACAAAATAGACGGCACTAGAAATAAAATCATCATAAATAAAAAATAAGAATTAAATATATAAATGTTTAGTAAATACATAAATATTCCTGTATTTTTATTGAGTTTGGCATTAGGATTACTATTTGTTTATTTATTTCAACCGGAATTATCGGTAATATATGTATATCCAACACCAAATAATCAAGATAAGATACAGTATAAAGATAAGGTTGATAATTGTTATAAATTTAATTCAAAAGAAGTAGAGTGTCCTAAAGATATAAATAATATAAAAAATATACCTATACAATAAGAAAAAAAATAATTTAAATAAAAATATAATATATATGAGAACTAAATTTCAAGAATTAATACATAGCGAAACAGGGAAATATATTTTTTCAATAATTTTAGGGATCGGATTAGCAAGTATATTTAGAAAAGCATGCAATTCTAGAAATTGTTTAGTATTTAAATCGCCAGAAATAAAATCATTAAAGGATAACGTCTATAAGTATGATAATAAATGTTATAAATTTCATGAAGAAGCAATTAAATGTAGTAAAAATAAGAAAACAGTAGAGATTGCGTAGATAAATAATATATTTAATAATAATAATAAATATATTATGACTGATAATGGAACTACTGACATATCTCAATTGCCATCAAGTAATGGTACTGGAAAGCCAGTACAAAATGCATTAGATGAACAAAATACAGAAAATATTAAAATGGAAAATTATGGTGAAGAATTAAATTCGCAGAGAGAGGTGCCCCCAGCGGTTCAACAGATAGATTATACTACTCAATTAAGTAATTCTATAAAAGATATTGGAAATGGACAACCAATCGGTTTACCAAGTAGAGATATACCTCAAAATACGAATCAAATACAACAAGATAATAGAGTGAGAGTAAATTATATTCCTGAAGCAGAAGCCAAATATATCGAAAACATGGAAACTCGCGAAACTATAATATCGTCCCATCAAGAAAAAGAAGCATCTTCAAATAAAACCGATGAATTATATGAACAAATTCAAATGCCTATATTAATTGGAATAATTTATTTTATATTTCAATTACCAATTATTAGAAAAAATATGTTAACATTTATACCATCTCTATTTAATAAAGATGGTAATCCAAACTTATCAGGATATATATTCAATAGTGTAGTATTTGGTTTATTATATTATGTTATGCAAATAGGTATAAAATATATAGCTGAATTTTAAATATACACATCATAAATTATATCTAATATAATGGAAATTCTTTAAGTTAAAAAACTAATAATATATATATTGCATAATTTTTTTAATTTGTGAATTCACTTTTCAAAATCGGACATTTTTTATGTCCAAAAATGAAAAGTTGGCTATAGAATTTTGCAAAAAATGCGAACTTTTCATTTTAGGGGATAATGATGTAAATAAAAAATTAGAAAAAAACAATTTGTTATTGTAAAAAAAATATATAAAATTTTGTAAAATATAATTTGATGTAAAATATTAGTCGTTTTGACTAATATCGACTAAAAACGACTAATATTTTACATCAAATAATTTTAATATATTGCAAATAAAATTTTATTATAACGATAATGATTTGTATTATATTAAAATTAATATGATATTATTAAGATGATAATAATATAATATGTAAAATGCTATATATTTTACATCATTTAATAAAAAAACTTCAAAAAATAATTTAGAAGTTTTTTATTAGTATAATATACTAATAATGACTAATAATTTTACATCAAAAAATCAATATAAATATTTTTGTGAAATATGTGACTTTAAATGTATTAAGAAAGGTGACTATAATAGACACTTGGGCACAGCAAAACATAAAAAAAGCGCAAATACTACAAATTTTACATCGTTTACATCAACAATTCCGTTGGTTGAAAATGAATATAATTGTGATTGTGGAAAAAAGTATAAGCATTTAACAAGTCTTTATAAACATAGAAAGACTTGTAATTATGATAGCGAATCAAATAAAAATGAAGACGATAAGATAGATTATAAAATTATGTTCATAGAAATGTTAGGTGAGAATAAAAAATTGCAAAACTTATTGGTCGAACAGCAAAAGCAAAGCCTGCATCAAATGCAAGCACAACAAAAACAAATTAATAAGTTACTACCAATAATAGGAAATAATACAACAAATAATACAACAAATAATACAACAAATAATACAAATTTTAATATTAATATGTTTTTGAATGAAAAATGTAAGGATGCAATATCTATAGAAAGTTTTATAGATAATATAGAGATTTCATTAAATAACTTATTATTTACAAAAGATAATGGGTTAATCGACGGGATAACAAATATATTTGTTGAGAATATGAATAAACTTTCTTTATATGAAAGACCAATACATTGTACTGATAAGAAGAGGGAAACAATATATATAAAAAATCGCATAGAAGGGACTCAAGATTCTCAATGGTCAAAAGATGAAGAGAATCGAGAAGTTGAAAAAGCAATAAATAAAGTATCAAGGAAACAAATGCAAAATTTGAAACAATGGACCGAAGAGCATCCCGATTTTATGGAAAATAATCATTTACAAAAAGAATATACAAAGCTTATTTCATCGTGTTCTGGCGATGTAAATAATGATAAAATAACAAAAAAGTTATGTGATAAAGTATATTTAACAAATAAAGATAAAAAAATAGAATTATAGTTTAATGATTTCAACATTTTTGATAGAAGCCAATCTTGAGCAAAGAGGATCATTATTATAATCATTTATATATTTAATTTTTGTAATACCACACGTGAGTAATGATTTCATACAATTAACACATGGAAAATGTGTAACATAAGCAGTTGCATTATTAGATGAGACACCGCGTTTTGCACAATCACAAATAGCATTTTGTTCGGCATGAACAGTAGCAATTTCGTGACCATCAGAAATATGTTGTTCGTGTGGAGCTCCTGGTAGATATCCATTATATCCTTGAGCAATAATATGATTATCAATAGTGATAATACAACCTACATGGAGTTTTTTACATGTAGATCTTGTTGCGGTGAGTTGTGTAAGCTGTTTAAAATATTCGTCCCACGAAGGTCTATTATCTTCCATTTATTTTATATTACGACATTCGTTCTATATATTTTCATTAAATATATATTTTATATAATGAAAAAAACAAATAAAAGGTTATCGATGAATCCATTAAAAACATATATATCGGCTTTAATTGATAATATAAATAAAAAACATATTCCAAAAGAAATGGATGTTGTTTTGGATGGTGGAATATTTAATGGTGGGTACGAATATGGAATATTACTATTATTAAAAGAATTAGAACGTCATAAACATACAAAGATAGATAAGATTTCGGGTTGCAGTATAGGAAGTATACTGGGATTTTTATATTTAATTGATAAATTAGATGAAAAATACGATATATTAAACAAAACATTAGAATATATAAGAGAAAATCTTTCTTGCAAAAATTTATATAGTATAGTTGAAGAAATAACTGAATTAGATTTTGATTTAGATAAATTAAATAACAAATTATTTATTACATATTATGATTTGGTATCAAATAAACAAATTGTAGTTTCAAAATACAATTCAAAAGACGAAATAAGAGAAACATTAATTAAATCGTGCCACTTTCCGTATATGATAAATGGGAAGATCGATTATAAAGAGAGATATTGTGATGGTATAGTTCCATTTATATTTAAGAAAACTGAAAGAAAAACATTATTTATAAATCTATTAACATTGAACAAGATGAGAAATATAATTTATATACAAAATGAGAATAATATGATAACTAGAGTATTGAATGGTATAATTGATGGAAATAATTTTTTTTCAGGAAATAAGTCAGATATGTGTAGTTATATAAATGATTGGTCTTTGGCCGATTTTGGTTTTATACGATTGAGAGAGTTAATATTAATTTCAATAATAATATTATTGAAATCATCTGAAAATGTAAATGAATATATACCAGAAGTATTAAAAAATAATAACTATATTATAAACATTAAAAGTATAGTTATATCGTTGTTCAATGATATTTTTAGTTACGTAATATTATAAAATTAATTAAAATAATAAAAATCGTTTATTTTTTTTTTGAGATTTTCGATGTTTTAACCCTGTCTTTTTTTTTGTATTTATCTTATTACGTTTGCGTCTATTTTTTTCCTTTTCTTTATCATATTCAATATCTTTTGGAACATAGCGTAGGAAATATTTTTCGAATTCATATGTACCTCTTTTATTTTTTAACTCTTTATATCTTTCAGTTTTTTTAGCTCTGATAGTTTCCATCGTTTGTTGAACCCCAAAACAATTAATACTAAATCTTCGAAGTAAACCTTTTTGTTCAAGGCGATTACGTGCTTGAACATTGAATAAAAATTCGCTCATACAAATAATACGTTCTTTATCGTAATAGTCTCTATTAGCATATAAAAATGCTAGATAGAAACTTAACATTGTATCGATAGTAGCTATTCTTATATATTGCCCGGATATTTTGATACTATTGTAACTATGACATGCTAATGGTTTATATATGAAAGCGACAGTGTCATCATTAACAATGATTTCATAATGTGGCGCAATAATTTCACCGACACCACATTTTTTGATTATTGATACATTATTAATACCATTATTTTTTAGTCTTTCTCTAGTAATTTGTGCGGATGAAGCAGGATCTTCTGATAAAATATCAAAATCAGGATTTTTGCTTAAATATTTTCTAGATTTTTTGGACATATATTTAGAATATAAAGATATAGCATATGCTCCAAAAAAAACAAGGCCTTGATCAACGAAACTATTCTTAATAATATTGTATATTTTATCTCGGTCTTTATAATTTTCACCTTGAAAGTCACGCATAAATTTTTGGGGATTACAATTATTACCTTTTAATGGGTAATGTTTATTAAGTAAAATAAGACGTTTTAATATTTTTTCCCAACGAGAAACATCACCTGCTGGTCTGGATAGTTCAAGATACATACTCATTCTTAAAAAATTTGCTGGTGCATATAAGATACCATTAATATGAATTGCATCTGTATTAATAGATTTAAATATTTTATCGTCTAATTGAGTTATATCAGCAACTGGTATAAAATTTACGAATACTTTATAGGTTCCTTCATGGATTCCCGATTTAGCTTCAACTTCTTCATATCCTTTTTTGTAATAAATATCAGCTAATTCTTTAGAATGTTCTAATGCTTTATTACTAAAAAAATCATAATCAGGGATTTCAACATTGCGATTATAGAATTGATCTTGGAGTGGTAATATATTATTAATGGCTGTTCCGCCATAGCAAATAAGTTTCTTTTCTTTTAAAAAAGTTTCAAGAATATTTATAATTTCAATTACTTCTGGTGAAGATGCTATACGTTTTCCAGCAACCTCTTCAGCTTTATCAACTGCGGCTCTTAATATTTCAAGCTCTTTTTGATTAAATGATTCTTTGTTATATTTTTTCATTTAATATAAAATGAGAAAATAAAGAATATATATCTAAAATATGTTTATATATTTTAGTTGTTTTAGATGTGAAAGTTATAAAAATCAGATTTAATAGGACGCGGTTTATAAGAATTTTCTTTTGGAGCGGGGGGAGGTTTTGGTATGGTAACAGGAATAAATCGTAAATCTTCTGGTTTTAAAACAAATGCATGACCATTTTCACTAAAGAATAGATCATAATATTCCATATTTGAATCATAATTTTGAAAATTCATTGCACAAAATTGACAACCATATTTTTGAACAACTGCGAAAGATTGATTAGTATCACTTGGTGACAGATCCGGAATAGATATAGTCATATTTTTCTTGTTGAATTCTGCAAAATTTAAATCATGGGTATATAATACATCTTTATATCTTAATTGTCTCATAAATGCTCCACCACTAGTAATATTAACGTATTCGTCTAATGGTGTTTGCTGAAATAAAGGATTCTCTTTATTAACGGAAATAATAATTTTACCAAAAAAGGTTTCAATAGGTAGAGCTGATAAATTATTACCATTATATTCATTAATATATTCGCGTCCAAGAATATATTCTCCTAAAACAGAATGTATAGTGTTAGCCATTTCAGTATATATTTTTTGATTGTTACTACTAATTCTAAAATGAAGAATGAGTGGATCATTAAAATTTGGACATCCACTAGCTGTAAAAGCCATATTTTTTATAGTATTCATAGCATTAGTAAATAATATAGAGTTATAAGTTTCTTTAATTGAAAAGTCATCAAGTGATGATGCAGCAATAACTGGAACGTCATTTAAAGAATATATTTGAAAATCTAGACATCTAGCACCTTGCTTAATACAATTTTCTAAAGCACATAGATCGACAAAATCATCTTTAAAATTTCCGGAGCAGCATGAATTATAAGCGGTTTTGATATAATAATCCCTTAAATTATATTTTTTATCTGAAGTATTACTTAAGGATGCAATAGGTGGGAAATTTTTATATATGGAATTAATATTTTTACAGTTTTGATTAGACAATGTCATTTTATTTCTAATATAAACAAATGAACCAATAATGAGTAGTGCAAATATTGATACAATAACAATGGTAATTTGACTATTTGTATCAACCGGTTTAATTTTATTAATTACATTAATGGCCTTTGTTTTAAAATCGTTAATTTTTGAAGTAGGCATATAATATTATATGATAAAAATAGTTAAATATATATTTAATAATAATAATAATATATAAATATGGGAGGTGGATTATTAAATTTAGTTGCTTATGGAAATTTAAATGTAATTGTTAATGGAAATCCTTCAAAAACTTTTTTTAAGACTACATATGCAAAATATACAAATTTTGGCTTACAAAAATTCAGGATAGATTATGCTGGATTAAGAACGTTACGATTAAGTGAGGATTCATTATTTACATTTAAGATACCAAGATATGCTGATTTATTGATGGATACTTATTTGAGCATTCAATTACCAAATATATGGAGTCCATATAAAAAGAATGATATGGATAAGTATATACCATATGAATTTAAATGGATTGATAATATAGGTGCTCAATTAATAAGAAAAATAAAAGTATCGGTTGGAGGACAACTAATACAAGAGATAAGTGGTCAATATTTATTAAATATGGTAAATAGAGATTTTACGGAAGACAAGAAGAAAATGTTTAATGAAATGATCGGAAATGGAAATAGTGAATATGGATCAGAATTAACAAACCCGGCATACTATGGTGGGAACCCCGCGTATAATCGCGGTCGTTGTGGAAGATATCCGAATGCTGTATATACTTCAGAAAAAGATGGCGGTCCGGAACCATCAATTAGAGCACAAACATTATATATACCGATAAATATTTGGTCTACTTTATCAAGTAAAATGGCGTTTCCATTAGTTAGTTTGCAGTATAATATATTACAAATAGAAGTTGAATGTAGACCAATACAAGAACTATTTGTAATAAGAGATGTATTAAATCCTGTAAAAGATCAGAATAATCCTAATATATTATTAGGACAATATATCAAAGCCGATCAAAATATTAGCGAATATCAATTTTATAGATTTATACAACCACCACCAGAAGATAATGTATATGTAGATAAAAGAACTGATTGGTTTGCAGATATACATTTAATAAGTACATATGGTTTTTTAAGTGATGATGAAGTAAAAGTATTTGCATCAAAACCACAGTCATATTTGATACGTGAGGTTCATGAAACATTATTTAATAATATAGTTGGCAATCAAAGAAGTAAGTTATATAGTCTTGGATTAGTAGCATCATGGATGTGGTTCTATCAAAGAAATGATGTTAATTTGCGTAATGAATGGTCAAATTATACAAACTGGGCATATAATTATTTATCAAAAGATAATTTGGATGAAATAGATACTAGTGGATTATTTTCATATAATGAAATTCAAATGGAGAATCAGAGAGATATTATGTTGCAATGGGGATTATTATTAGATGGTAAATATAGAGAAAATCCATTACCTGCCGGAGTATATAATAAAATAGAAAAATATATAACAACTAAAGGGTTTTCATTACCCGGATTATATTGTTATAATTTTTGTTTAGATACAGACCCATTTAATTTTCAACCAAGTGGAGCAATTAATTTAAGTAAATTTTCAACAATTGAATTTGAATATTCAACATATACACCACCAGTTGATAAAAACGCCCAAACATTTAGTATTTGTGATCCTACAACTGGTGAAGTTATAGGTGTCAATAAACCAACTTGGAGATTATATGATTATAGTTATGATTTATATGTAATGGAAGAAAGATATAATATTTTATTATTTGAATCTGGGAATGCTGGATTAATGTTTCAGAGATAATTATAGCGTTTATATCATAAATATAATATTTTTTATTTTTATGATATTATAATTAGATTATGTTTTTAGTTTATTATGTTTTCTGTATTTGTCAACTGGTGGATTTAAACCGGAGCATCCATTGTAAGCTAAAGGTCCACAATCTTCAAAAACACCGGTGATTGAAGGGAAGCATTTATATTTTATAGTAAAATCGGAGCTTTTAGATTCTTGTTCATGATTTTTTTTGTCTATATTTTTTATTTCATTTTCAGGTGTATTGTCTAATATTTTGAGTCCAGTAGAAGTAGATGTAAATGGGTGAGTATAATATGGAGATTTTTGATGATTTATAAGTTTTTCTTCTTTATCTGATAATTCAGGTGAAGGACCGCCTGGAAGATTATTAGTCATATATTCTTTACTAGTGTTAGTATTAAAATTAATAATAAAGTATATAATAATAATGATAAATAAAAGTATTAAAACGTTTTTAAGAAAAGAAAGGTAACCACGTTTAACATTCATATAATAAATATAAAGATAAATATATTTACTAAATATTATGAATATTAGATTAAATAATAAAATAGAAATAGATATTACAACATTATCTGAAGGATCCATAATTAAAGAATGGGACAATGAACGTGGATATGTAGAAGTGTATAAAAATCTATTAAAATCAGATAGTTCAAAAGCTATATTATACATACATGGCGGAGGGTTTTTATATGATTCACCAAGAAGTCCGGCTTATGTTAGTATATGTAAAAAACTATGTAAATATACCGGTTATAATGTATATTGCCCGGATTTTGTATTGCCAGAAATTAAAAGATATCCGTGTCAGTTAAGTGACATTTTAAATGTAGTAAAATATATAAAAAAAAGTTACAAAAAAATAATATTGATAGGAGATTCATCTGGTGGTTGTATTGCGATGTCAATGTTAATAAAATATACAAAAATGTTTGAGATAGGAATTTTTATAAGTCCATGGTTAGATTTAAAATGTCAAACGATATCATATAAAACAAGAGCGTGGTGTAATAAAATGAAAACCGGTGATCCAGTATTTAAAATGACACCAAAAAAAAATCGGGAGTTTTTTAAAAAAGATGCTATAAAATATCTAGGAAATAAAAAATTATTAAATGATGATATAGCAAATCCTTATTATGCAAAAAAAAGTATTTTAAAAAAGATACCACCGATATTAATTTTGGTTGGAGATAATGAAACTATACGAAATGATTCACTAGATTTCGCATTAAATTGTCAAAGTGTAAATAATAATATTTTTGTAAAATTATATGATAAAATGTGGCATAACTGGGTAATTTATGATGAAGAATCTATAGAAAATCATGATAAAGACGCCTTTAATATGATTGTAAAATTTTGTCATGGAAAAAATATAAATGATAAATACACCTTTAATAATAAACATGATAGAGATTCAATAAATGTCAGTATAATTTTATAAATATGATTTTCTATTCTGTAATGGTTTTAAGAATAATTGAAGTAACTAAATACGGATCCATATTGGAAGATGGTCGCCTATCTTCAAAATAGCCACATTTATCATTATATGTAGAATTAGGAATTCTAATAGATGCTCCACGGTCACCAACACCATATGAGAATTGGTCATATGACGCAGTTTCACATTTTCCAGTCATACGTAATTGATTGTCTTTTCCATATACAATCATGTGTTCTTTATGTTTACTAGATAATTTTTTAATAGCTGCATGTATATTATCTAATCCATTACATTGTGAATTATATTGTCTCATTTTTTCGGTGCTAAAATTTGTATGACATCCAGAACCATTCGAAAACCAAATTGGTTTTGGATGTATACTAATAATAACATCATAATTTTCAGTTATTCGCTCCATTATATAACGTGCAATATAAAGTTGATCTGCAGCTTCAATACCTTCTACAGGGCCAATTTGATATTCCCATTGTCCGGAAGCAACTTCAGCGTTAACACCGGATACTTTTAACCCAGCGAATAAACATGCTTCATAATGCTGGTCTACAATATTTCTACCATATGAATTTTTAGAACCAACACCACAATAATAATGACCTTGTTCTAATGTATTATCATAATCTTTTTTCATACCTAGAGGTAGATTGGTAATTTTATTAATTAAAAAATATTCTTGTTCTAAACCGTACCATGGTTTTTCATGAATATTTTTATCAAAAATTTCTTTAGCTAAATATCGGGTATTTGTGCTATGTGGATCTCCATTAGGTTTATATGTGTCACATAATACAAGTATATTTGTAAAAGATGCTTCTTTATGTATTCTAAATGGGCATTTATAAATAGCACACGGTTTAATTAATATTTCTGAATCATCACCGTCTGCTTGTTTTGTAGAACTACCATCATAATTCCATTCTGGAATATATGATATATCGTTCCATGGTGGAGAGTCACTATCCCTTGATAATGTCCTAGCTTTTGAACGTAAATTACCATACCCATCAATCCATATATATTCAGCAACTATATTTCCAGCTCCCATATATATTAATAATAGATATTATTTGTAAATCTATAAGTTATTTTTATAATATATAAAAATAACTAGGAAAATATATTATTAACTTGTTGCGATACTTTAATAAATGTGGTACATTTTGCCATTTCTTTAATAGACGACGCGTTAATATATGTACAAGTGCTACGTAAACCACCAAGATAATCTAAAACAGTATTATTTAGTTCACCTTTATATTTAATTTTGATGTATTTGCCTTCTGAAGAACGGTAATTATTCATTTTGCCAAAATGTTTTTCCATTGCTTGTTTGGAACTCATACCATAAAAAATTTTATATTGTTCTCCATTTTCTTCAATAATGTCTCCAGGATTTTCTTTATGTCCCGCAAAAATACCTCCAGCCATAACAAAATCTGCACCAGCACCGAAAGCTTTACTCATATCTCCTGGACAAGTTATACCACCGTCGCCAATAATATGCCCTTTAACGCCATGGGCTGCATCCGCACATTCAATGATTGCAGATAATTGTGGCATGCCAACACCAGTTTTAATACGAGTTGTACAAACTGATCCCGGTCCAATACCAATTTTTACAATATCAACTTTACCATTTAGAATTAATTCTTCAACAAGTTCACGGGTTACAACATTACCAGCAACAATTATTTTTTGAGGAAATTGTTGGCGAACTTTTGCACAAAAATCAATAAAATTATTAATATATCCATTAGCAATATCGATACAAATCCAGTTACAATCAATATTATTCATAATATTGCAAAGATTTTCATAATCTTTGTCACTGATTCCGGTAGAGATCATAAAATAATTAGGATCAAGTTTGTTTGAACTATCAAATTGTTTATAATCATCTAGAGTATAAAATTTATTAAGAGCGGTTATAATTCTATAATTTTTAAGTATATTATATACTTCAAACGTACCAGTGGTATCCATATTAGCTGAAATAATAGGTACTCCATACCATTCAATTGGACTATATTTAAAATTAAATGTTCTATTAAGAACAACATCAGATCTACTATTAACGGAGCTTCTTTTAGGTCGAATTAGAACATTAGAAAAATCAAGTTTTGTTTCACTTTCAATTTTAGTCATAGAATTAATATTATATATTATATATTATAAAATATTTATACCATATTTAATAAAAATATTATTAGATGAATATAATATTTATATATAATAAATATGATAAGTAAATATTTTAATTTTGAAAATGATAGCGATATAATTAAAAAAAAAATAAAAGAAAAGAATGATAAGCCAAAATTATTATCAAAAAATAAAGATATAACAGCTGGTGATGTTTTTCTATTTTTTTTTTTAACATTAGTAATATTTTTTAGTTGGTCAATAATAAGTATAAATTTTATGTTTATAATAAGATATTCATCAGAATTACTATCTGATAAAAAAAAATCTTTTTATTCTGATTGGTTACCAGATAAATGTGATAAACATCCATATGTAAGCGATAAAATATCAGCATGTACAAATGAGAAAATAATAGATCCGACATTAGTCGGAAGCTTATTTGGTGGTGAACAATCGGGTGGATCTTTTAAATATACTATAAATTCTCAAGCTTCTAAACCAAAACCAGTAAAATTAAATAAACAATCTAATAAAACTGTTGACGGTGTTGCACCATATAAGTATATATCAGGTGATTCAATATTAAAAAAATGGTTTGCCATGTCTTTAGCGCAGACAAATACAAAAGTAAATAATTTTAATATAGAAATAATGAAAATTATTCATGATATAACAAATTCATCATTTCTAGAGCATTTAGTTGGATATTTTTCCCCAATAATATTATTATGCATTATTATATCGACAAATGTATTATCATTTTTTCTATTATTATTTAATCAATTAGTCTGTGATCTTCCTATGTCAGGATTAATATTTTTGGTTCTATCACTAATATTTTTTATACCTGGACAAATAAGTAGTTTAAATTCATTATGGCAGATGCTAAAAATATCATTTATATATTTAGCGTTTCCATTAATTATCTCTGTAAAAAATGGTAAACCATTTATAAATTTAATAGATGAAAATAAAACATTAATTACTATAATATTTTTAACATCAGCTTTGATTTCAGGGATGACATTTTTATATAAGTAAGAAAATAATTAAAATTATGAAAATAATTAAAATTATGAAAATAATTAAAATTATGAAAATAATTAAAATTAAAATTATATTTATACTAATTACAATATAAATATAATTACATATGTTTTTCTATTATTATGAAAAAAAAACCGAAAAAACCAGCAAAATTAATAAAACCGTTTGTTTCAATATGCACGCCGACTTTTAATCGTAGACCATTTATAAAATCTATGATAGAATGTTTTAATCATCAAACTTATCCAAAGGATAGAATGGAGTGGATCATAATTGATGATGGAACTGATAAAATTGAAGATTTAGTTAAAAATATACCACAGGTAAAATATTTTTCATATGATGAACAAATGGTATTAGGTAAAAAAAGAAATATAATGCATGAAAAGTCAATTGGTGAAATTTTAGTTTACATGGATGATGATGATTATTATCCGCCGGAAAGAGTTTCACATGCAGTAGAAATGTTATTGAGTCATCCTAAATCATTATGTGCAGGTTCAAGCGAGATGTATATTTATTTTAAGCATATAAGTAAAATGTATCAATTCGGTCCATATGGTGCAAAGCACGGTACCGCCGGAACCTTTGCATTTAAACGTGAATTATTAAAGGATCATTCATATAATAATGATCATGCTATTGGTGAAGAAAAAGAATTTTTAAAGGATTATACTGTTCCATTTGTTCAATTAGAACCAAAAAAAACAATTCTAGTTTTTTCACATATACATAATACTTTCGACAAAAAAATTCTTTTACAAAATATGGATAAAAATCCTTTTGTTAAAGAAAGCAATTATAATGTAGATGAGTTTATAAAAGAAAAACATTTATTTGATTTTTATATGAATATTGATAATGAATTAGAAGATTATGCAGCCGGATTACCGTTAATGAAACCAAAGGTTTTGCAACAAACCAAAATGATAATCGATAAACGAAAACAAATTGAAGATAATGCAAGAAAAAATAATGAAAAAATACAAGAAACAAATAAAAATGGTAAAATAGTCATTGAACAAAATGGTAATAAAATAGAATTGGATAATAATCAAATAGTAGATTTATTGAAGAAACAACAGATATTAATAAGTAATTTGAAGAGAGAAATAGATGATAATAATAGAAAAATGGAAAAACAAAATGAAACAATTAAGTTATATATTGAAAAAGATATATCCATGAATAATAATAAATTAGAAATACTTGGTGAAATGAATGACGATGATAATGAAATAAAAATAAAAGTAAACAGTATTAATTAATAATTGATAATTATTTATATTTACAATTTAATTTTAAAAAAAATTGATAATAATATTATTAATAATAATAATAATAATAATAATAATATGTCGAATCAGAAAGAAATGAAATATGCGGATGATGAAGAATCTGAATTCAATACCGGTTATTTCAATTATAAAGATCCATATTTTCCATCAGGTAGTGATGGAACGTATATTATTGAAGCAAATTCCGGAGCAAAGTTTCCCTGGAAGGTAGGAACAGTAGATGAATACCGATTCTTTCGAGTTTTAGATAGTACTGCAACACTATCTTCAAATGGTCACCGATGGAATGGTGTAAAGAGAGCGAACAAACTATTTTATACATCACCAGAATCATATATGGATCATCGAAATGTTCTTTTGGATCCAGAAGTAGTTAATAATTGGTACAGTAAGAAGAAAGAAATGTTTCCAGATATGTAAATAAATATTATTCATAAAAATTTTCAGCATTATTATCGCAATTTAATTCATTAATATCAATATCAATATCATTACTACAAGTATTTTTTATATTATGTTTATCAATATATCTATAAATCCGATTAATTTCTAGATTAGATATTTCATATGGTTCCAGAATTGAACGAATTTCTTCATTAGAATTTTCTTCTTTTAGTGTATTAAATAAACAAAGTGTATCTTTTTTATCATAGCAAAATTTTTTACATAAATCTTGAATAAAGACACTATTATTATATTCAGTACTATATTTTGTTAAAATTTTTGTGAAACGTATATTATTTTTAGTGATTGGTAGAGTAAAATTTGAATGGAAAATTAAATTGTTAAATAAAATTTTAATTAATGAACTCATTTCATTAAACTGCCAAATTTGTTTTTGAAATGTTATTCTATCTATATAATCAGAAAAGCAAGTATTTTCTAATAATTTAATATATAACTTAATACCTTCTTTTTTTGGCATTTTGTCAATTTGGTCAATAATATTTTCATGAAATAATAAACCAACAATAGTCCTATCGGTTTCATTCATTAGATTATTATGTTGATGAATATCATATTTATTAGATATAATATCAGATGTAATTTGTTTACTATCATTATTATAAGATTTTTGAATAAACATTCTAATTATATTTTTATTTTCAATAATGTTATTTTTCGAATAAAGTTTATAAATAAAATTTAATTTACGCAAATCATGCTGAATATAAGAGATAATATCATTAATAAGATTATCGTCATTAATTATATTTGGCATCGTAGCATTTATAATATTACGAATCTGATTATTTGTGGGTTTTTTAACTTCAAATGTGTATGATATTTTCATAAGTTCTTTAATTTTTTTATCAACATGATAATCGCTTATACAAATAATTGGATTAAAAGTAATTTCTTCTGTTTTTTGTTTTTTAGTTTTTTTTGGCCGAACTAATTTAATAAGTGAATTAATTCCACCTTTATCTCCATTATTCATACCATCAATTTCGTCCATAATAATGCAAATAGGTTTTTTCTTTTTATTCATCATACTAATAACATTAGTATCCGACATATTATGTTTTGTAATTAAATCAATAATTGATTTGTTTCTAGTGTCACCAGCATCATATATAACTGAATCATAATTTATTTCTTTTAATAGTCTTTTGATAAATTCAGTTTTACCAGAACCAGGGTAGCCATATATATATATTCCTCGTTTTATAAGTATATCATTTTTATTTAATGTGAAATCTGTTAGTAATTTTTTAATTTGGTTAGAAATATCTTCTCTGTCTAAAAAACTATTAAAATTTATTTGTTCCATTTATTATTTTTAATAATATTATTTTTAGACCTTTTTTTTTGTAAACCTGTTTCTTCTAATTTATCATTGATAATAGCCATTGATTCGATTGATGAATTAATATAACAATAATATTTTAAAAATGCAACATAATCATAGAATATATTATTATTATAAAAATAATTAGTAGTTTTTATCCAACGATCAAAATGTCTTTCAATAATCATTTTCATAACAAAAACGTTTTCATTTTTAAACATGTCTCGAATATAATTTTCTATTCGAGCATCCTTTATTAAATCATCAATTAAATAATTGTATTTAACATAATAATTTTTTGAAACAAAAATTAAATCGCGTGGATCAATAAAACTTAAAATGATACCAATTACATCATCATTTAATATATTAATATAGTCTAAATTCATTAATATAAGTTAATATATAATATTTATATTAATATAAAAATAATTATTAACAATTATTTAGTTTAGGGTCATTTGTTAAGCCAGTCCAGGTTACCTTGCATTTGTTAGCCCATTTTACTTTTTCACAATTTCCATTATGACCTTTGTATTTAGATGTATTAAAATTCATTGGGACACTACATCCTCCTAAATTATTAATATTATCAGGATTAGTACATTTATTATCAGAACTAATCCAATAATCGGGACATTCTGAAATAGATGGCGGGTATTTCATATTTCCTTTATATTGACTCATAGAGTATCCAATAATTAAGAGCATACCAAGTAGTATTATAGTTGCTACTATTATTACTATTTTCTGGAAATTCATATATAGTAAACAAACATAATAATTAAATAAGTAAGTATTTAATTAAAGTATAAAATATTAATTAAAGTATAAAATATTAATTAAAAATATTATATTTTTTTCTTTTTCATTATTATATGACCCAACAAGGTTTTTCAAATTATGCAACTACAAATGGTCGAATTGATATTTTAACACCAAATAATATCAACGCATTTGAATTAAGTGATAAAATACCAATTCACACAACTGCAGCGTACAGAGATGCGATGACCGGAAATTGGATGGATACACCATTGTCATTAGCGTTTTTTAGTTCTGAAAATATTGGTATAATACAAAATGAAATACAACAAGGAGTTTATAAACGTTCTAAAGGTGAATTTGAAATAGGGTTACAAGATGAAGATGAATTAAAAATAATTATGAGAAGTATTTTTTTACAAAACTCTCTAAATATGCAATGTAATTTTAGAGAACAAATCATATCATTAAATAATTTAGTACTAGCATATGCTGTAGAACAAATTTATAAAGAAGCAGTATCATACCTAAAGTATAAAAGAGACGCAAGTAATATGTATGTTCTTCTTTCACATCCTACTAACTCAAGTACTAGAGGTAAAACTCTTGAACTTGAGAAATTTGTATAATATAAATTTTTTATATTTAATAATTTATATTAATCAACATCTTCGATATTTACTTCAGATTGTTTTTGTGTAGTTTGTGTAGTATTATTTAATTCTGATTCATTTGATGTTTCTCCTTGTGAAATTTTTTCGATAATCGGTTTACAGATTTCTTCTAAAAATTTTCTTTTAGTTTCATAATCACTTTTAGTAGCAGATTTATTACTATCTAGCCATGATAATGTTTCATCAACATTTTTAGAAACTGTACTCTTATCGTCATCACTAAATTTATCAGCAAGTTTGTCATCGCTAATAGTAGATTTCATAGAAAAACAATATGCTTCTAATGAATTCTTGGCTTCAATATTTTCTTTAAATTCTGCATCTTCTTTTGCATACTGTTCAGCATCGGCAGTCATTTTATCAATATCATTTTTTGTTAGACGAGATGAGTCATTCTTAATGGTGACATTATTACTTTTACCTGTAGATTTTTCTAGAGCGGTAACATTAAGCATACCGTTAGCATCGATATCAAAAGAAACTTCAATCTGTGGTACACCTCTTGGCATTGGTGGAATATCTGATAAAACAAATTCACCTAGTTTATTATTATCTTTTGTTCTAGCTCTTTCACCTTCAAATACTTGAATTGTTACGGCAGGTTGATTATCTGTATATGTTGAAAATGTTTGTGATTTTTTAGTGGGAATAGTAGCATTTCTTGGAATAACAACTGTCATAACTTCACCCGCTGTCTCTAATCCAAGTGAAAGTGCTGCAACATCAAGAAGTAAAAGATCATCGGTTTTTGAAGATTTAACTCCTGAAAGAATAGATGCTTGAACGGCTGCCCCATAAGCTACAGCTTCATCTGGGTTAATTGATTTTGATAGTTCTTTACCATTGAATAGATCTTTTAGAAGCTGTTGTACTTTTGGAATTCTAGTTGAACCACCAACAAGAACAATATCATCAATCTGTGATTTAGACATTTTAGCATCTTTAATCACTTTTTCAACTGGAATCATAGTATTTCTAAATAGATCTCCACATAATTCTTCAAATCTAGCTCTAGTAATTGATGAAAAGAAATCTTTACCTTCTGCAAGTGAATCAATTTCAATAGATGCTTGTGTAGCTGTAGATAATGTTCTCTTTGCTCTTTCGCACGCTGTTCGAAGGCGACGCATTGCTCTTGGATTATCGCTAATATCAACTTTATTTTTTCTTTTAAATTCTTGAGTAAAATGACCTACAAGACGATTATCGAAATCTTCACCACCAAGATGAGTATCTCCAGCAGTTGCTTTTACTTCAAAAACACCATCTTCAATTGATAAAAGTGATACATCAAATGTACCTCCTCCAAGATCAAAAATAAGAACATGATATTCTGAATCAGACTTTTTCTCTAGACCATATGCAATTGCCGCGGCCGTAGGTTCATTGATAATGCGAAGTACATTTAGTCCAGCAATAGAACCAGCATCTTTAGTAGCTGTTCGTTGAGCATCATTAAAATATGCCGGCACAGTAATGACCGCATTTTTCACTTCATCACCAATATAAGCTTCTGCGATTTCTTTCATTTTAACTAGAATCATTGATGAGATTTCTTCTGGAAGAAATTGTTTATCCTCATTTTTATACGAAACTTCAATACATGGTTTGTCTCCATTTTTTGCAAAAACTTTAAACGGAAAATGTTTTAGATCAGATTGAGTTGATGGGTCACTAAATGCTCTACCAATTAGACGTTTTGCGTCAAATACTGTATTTACTGGGTTTGTCGCTGCTTGATTTTTAGCAGCATCACCAATAACTCTCTCTGTCTCTGTAAATCCTACATATGAAGGGGTTGTACGATTACCTTGATCATTAGCAATAATTTCTACACGATCATTTTGCCAAATACCTACACATGAGTATGTAGTACCTAAATCAATACCGATTGCTCCTTCATAAACCATATTATATTATCTTATAAATATGAGATATCTTTAAATGAATTATGTAATATTTTTCATTGCTTATTGAATAAAAAAAATATATTTTTTATAATAATTATATTATATTTATTATAAAAAAATGATTTGATATAATATTATTAATTTAATAGTAAAACATAAAATGAAGAAGTATATGTTTATTATTATTATGATGTATATAATGAATGTGACTGGATTACAAAATATACCACTATCAAATAAGTTTCCAAAATTATCATATATGAATACATATGATATTTCTTATAGACCAAGATATACTCCAAGAAAGAGACCTACTATATTATATATTTTTAATAGATTAAATAAAATTGTATCAGATTATAATGATGAAGTATACTCAATGGCAGTAATGCCTTTGGCTTTTGTATTTTCAAATAACGAAACTTATTACTAATATTAGTATTAAAATTTAAATGTTAATTTTGTTCTCTCATTAAATGATTTTTTTTTTGTTCTTTTACCTAAAAATTTAAAATATTTTTCGGATAATCTATATCTTTTATATATATCTTTAACTTTTTTATATTTATTTTTTTTATGTTTTTTTATAGCCTCTAAACGAACTTTCATAATCATACCGACTTGCCATATTCTTTTATGTTGATATTTTTTAGTTTTATATAATTTTTCTAATTTTTTAATAGTATTTTTAACATCTTTTATAGTTTTATACTTTATAGAAATTGTATCGGCCGGATTTTTATCTATATAAACATCGAAAGATTTTTTTGGATTATTTGGATTATATAAAAATGTTTTCTTTGTTTTCCGTTTTTTTACATAGTTCTTTCTTTTATATGTATTTTTGATGGTCATAATTCTATATAAATATTCTATATATTATTTTCTATATATTATTTTCTTTTTGTATTTCTAGAATTATGTCTTATTTTTTTATGTTTAGTTTTTTTATTGTTTTTTATTTTTTTATGTTTGGTTTTTTTTGTTAATTTACGTTTCCCACCAAATTGTGGAGTATAAAGACTTATTAATGAACGTATAGAAAAATTTGATATAAGATTTGTTGTAATAGGTTCTCTAGTTAGCGGATCGACGGGATCAGTTGCGCTATCTATTACAGTTTGTATTGAATTTCTATCATAAGTTCTACCAACTGAATTTATAACCGGATCCCGCATAATATCAAACGATATAGGACAAGTAATAATTCTCCTAATAGCGCCTGGCATAATGCTCAAAATATTGTCTGGAATAGCTGGTAATACAGTTTCTTGAATTCCATTTGAGTTTCTAGGTGGAGTTTCAGGAGTTTCAGGAGTTACACGAGGTGATAGATTATTAATAATATTTTCAGGAGGTCTATATAAATTGTTATTATATCTATTGTTAATATCATTTATTGTATTATTAATATTTTGAAGAGGTATATTATTAACAATACGTTCAGTTTCTTCATCTATCATAGCTTCTACTATTCGATTGACAGTGCTAACTTCATTTCTATTATTAACACCATATTCATTTATTAAATTATAAAGTTGAACATGATAATCAGTAGTATTAAAATAATCAGGATTATTAGCATATTCGTTAGAATTTATTAATTCCTGTGTAATTTCATATGCAATCTCATGTAATTCTACGTGGTCATGTAATGGACCATCCATTTTATATATATAATACACACAAAAAATAAAAAAATACAATGACATTATATTTTTTTATTTTTTTCGATGTTTTTTTACAGATTTTTTTCGATGTTTCTTTACAGATTTTTTTCGATGTTTCTTTACAGATTTTTTTCGATGTTTCTTTACAGATTTTTTTCTTCCTCCTTCCTGTTCGTCTTTTAAAATATTCACTAAAGCATCATAAACTTGATTTAAATGATCATGATCAAGATTATAGTTATAATCTCGATTTTCTTTTTTGATTTCTGACAAAATTTCGTATTTTTGGTTTTTTTTATATAATTCTAAAAATTTTGTTTCATTGCGTGAAAATATTTCGCCAGCAATTTCATAAATTTCTTCATGACCAATCATTCTATAATATAGATAATTATTTATTTTTTTGATTTTTTAGTTTTAATTTTAATTTCTAAAGTTTCACAAGGTTTTTGAAACGCAAATAATTCACTATATGATTTTTTAAGAGTATTAAGTTCACTAATCCATAATTCATTAATTGTAGTTTCTTGTAATGATTTAATAGTTGAATCAATATTATTTTTTTCAGCTGATAATTTTTTTACAGATTCTTCAGTAACACTATCCATAGGCATTTTAATAAGGTAATTATATTCATCACTTCCAATAGGATCATAATTCATATTTTTTAATATCTTGATAATATCATCACGTTTTTTGCGTCGTAAGTCAATTTTATCTGATAAATTATCATTGATAAATCTAGTTTTATTTGAAATATAAATACGATCATTATTTAATTTTTCAAGCATATGATCCTTCCGTCGCTTATAATATTCAAGTCTAATATCAAAATATGAATTAATAATTTCATCTGGTGAATTATATTTTTGTAGTCTTTCCTTATGATCAAATAAGTGCATATTAGTAGTAGAATGAAATGAATATAATTTTAATAATTTTTCAAGACCATTAATTCCATATTCTAATGTTTTTGCAATAAGTGGTTTCATAGTTCCAGTTTTAAAATCAATTGTAAAATTTACAACAAGATCTGTACTAGAATCACTATAGTCTTTAACAATTGAATCTTTATTTTTTGGATCCAATAGTGATTCTAGAAAATGTTTATAATCTTCTGTCCAGGTTCCAATTGGTAGTTCTGTAATTTTAATTTTATTATCATTAATAATTTCATATTTACCTTTGATGATAAACCGTTTTCCATCAGAGTCAATTTTTTCAATAGTTCCTTTGAAACCTTCATAATATGGTTCAATCTCAATATCTTTATGTTTATTATCATTATTGAGCATAAGGATTAATTTATTAATTATTTGTGTAGGATTATAACACATGATATCGGTGCTGAAACCAGTTCCGATACCTTTAGTACCATTCACTAATATCATTGGAATAATGGGCATATAATATATTGGTTCTACAGGAGTTCCATCATCATTTAAATATGTTAGAATTGAATCATCAAGTGGTTGATAAATAATACGAGTAAGTTTACTTAACTGTGTAAAGATATATCTTTCTGATGCACTATCTTTACCACCTTGAAGTCTAGTTCCAAATTGTCCTTTCGGTTCGAATAGGTTAATATTATTAGATCCAACAAAATTTTGAGCTAATCCAACAATAGCCCCATTTAAACTAGCTTCACCATGATGATAACCAGAGTGTTCAGAAACGTAACCACTGAATTGTGCAACTTTAATTTCAGAAACCAATTTTTTTTTGAATGCTGCGAACAAGATTTTTCTTAAACTAATTTTAAGACCGTCCATAATATTTGGAATTGAACGATCATTATCATATTTAGAGAAATGTATTAAATCATTATTTATAAATTCTTGATATGTAACAGACTTTTTGCTAGTATCTAGATATAATTCTCGGTTATATGTTCCAAGCCACTCTTTTCTGTCATCGCTACGTTTTTTATTAAATACCATATCGATTGCTTTAACTGAATCATCTCCACTGCAACTAAAATATACAATTTTTTTTTCTTTAAAATATTCTTTAAATTCTTTACTAGTGCTAGTTCCAAGACCCTTATAATATTTGATATTCCATTTTTTAACATCATTTATTTTTTTCCATTCTTCAAATTCACCTTCATTATAAAATTGCATATTATTTTTACCATTAGTGGCCTTTAAGATAGGGGTATTGATATATCCAATAAAGTTGGGAATTTTAATTAAAGACTTCCAACCAGAATCAAATAAGTTAATACATAGACCCTTGATATGACTTCCATCTAAATCTTGGTCTGTCATAAAAATTACTTTGGAATAACGAAGTCGATTTTCTACATCATCTGGAGTGTATTCTTTGTTATGTTCAAGTCCTAAAATTTGTTTTATATCGCAAATTTCTTTATTATCTCCAATTTTAGAAGTAGTTTCGCCTCTAATATTTAAAAGTTTTCCTTTCATTGGATAAACACCAATAGTATTTCGGTCTTCTTGTGAAAGACCAGAGATAACACCAGCTTTAGCGGAATCACCCTCACATAAAATAAGCATACATAGATTTGATTTATTTGTTCCAGCAAAGTTAGCATCAACTAGCTTTGGAATACCTCTAATATTTTTATTTTTACTACCATCAGTTTTTTTTTGTGATTTGTTTTCTTTAACTTCTGTGATTGCACAGGCAGAATTCATAACTCCCATTTTTGCAATTTTTTCAATAAATTTGTCAGTAACTGTACAAGTAGATCCAAATTTATTAGAAGGTGTATTCATATAATCTTTTGTTTGACTATCAAAAGATGGATTTTCCACATCACATCTTAAAAATAATACGAGTTGTTCTCTAATAGCAGATGGTTTAACATCGATTTTTTTCTTTAATTTAATATATGATATTAATTTTTTTAATATTTGATTCATAATATATTCAACGTGTTTTCCTCCTTTTGATGTATAAATTCCGTTAACAAATGAAACTTGGTAGAATTCTCCTTCTGGTGCAAGTGAAATAGCATATTCCCATCGTTCATCAAAAGACTCATATTTTGTTTCAATATCACCAACAATTAGGTTAATATACTGTTGAAATGTTTTAATTGGAACAATTTGTGAATTTAGTTTAACTTTAATATTTTTATTTGTTACACCTGCGATGTCATAAACTCTACGCTTAAATAATGAAATTATTTCTGGTGTAAGTCCATCTTTAAATCCTAGTCGTTGATAATCCGGTTTAAACGATACCCGAGTGTATGGTTTAACTTTCGATTTTGTAATAGACGGTTTTTTAATAACATCTAAATTATCTGAAAATTCTTGAACATATTTAAGACCTCTGGATTGATCAACTGTTTCGATTTTTCCCCAAGTAGACCAAATAAGTACAAGTTTGAATCCGAAACCATTTTTTCCACCAACAATTTTTTTTTCACTTTTATCATAATTAGTAGATGTTCTTAAGTGTGCAAAAATCATTTCTGGGATCCAAATTTTATATTCGGGATGCTCAATAATATCAATACCATTACCGTCATTAGTCATTGTAATAATTCCATCATCATTAATATCTATGTTAATATATGAAACGTGATTAATGTTAGATTTTCCATCTTTAATTGCTTGTTCCATGCGAATAACATGATCCCTACAATTAACAATACCCTCATCAAATAATTTATATAATCCAGGGTTATAAGAGATATTTTTTTTAATAATTTTACCTTCATCATTAAGAATAAATTCATCAGATTCGATATTTTCAACAGATCCAATATATGTATCCGGATTATCTAAAATATGTTGCTTATCTGTTTTTTTTTGATATTTACTTAAATCATTAGATGATGACATTTTCTGATTAAATTTTGGTTTAAATTAATATATGGGTATTATTTTAATTCAATTTTTATTAATTAATAATAAATAATTTAATAAAAATTTCTAATGTTTTTTGTGTGATTTTCTGTGCTTTTTACGTTTACCCCCTACAGTAGCTGGTCTTTTACCCTTTGAGTTTTTTTTTACCGCACCGAATACACCTTTACGTGTGAAGTATCCCGCTTTTTCGAGACGTTTTTCTTTTTTAGCTGTGGCGTGTTTTTTTTTGGATACAATATGACCGTTTTTATTCATCATTAAGTCATTCGATTTTAAACCACCACTAGTTTTGTAAGCGGTTCCATGATGAACCTGGGCTCTTGAACCAACTAATAATTCGTATACTTTACCATTAATATGGTATTTACCATCTTCAGCTTTCATATGTTTTTTTGCCATTATAAACTAAGATGAGAAAATTTCCTAAAGTAATTAATAAAATGATATTTTTAGAACTGATTTCTTATAGGGCGCCCACTACCACCACTTTGACCAGGATATTTTTTATATACATTTGGTTTATTATTAATAACTTCATATTTGCCTCCAAGTGCAGTATTTGCATATGTTACAATTTTTGAACTATGTAACATGTTTCTAGCTAAATGTGAACTATGTATATTCATTGTACCGCCTGTAAAAAACTTATTATCGCCACCATTACCAAAATATATAGTTTTTGGACATTTACCACATTCATTAAGAGATCGCGCAAATTTACGAGCCCGTATATTAATTTGTAGATGAATATCAACTCCAGACATTAGATTATAATATAATTATATTTAAATATATTATATACATAAATTTAAAAAATTACCAGTTGATTTAGATTTTCTAAAAATATCATTACTTTTATAATTAGATAACACATTTGTTTCTGATATCATTTTATTAAATAAAAAAGAAGATTTATTATTAGATACAATATATGTATCATTAATTATATTATTAGATGTATCATTAATTATATTATTAGATGTATTATTTGATTTATTATTTGATGTATCGTTAGTTATATTATTTGGTAATTCTGGTGCTGGGCGATGTAAATTTTTTTTTTTTGACTTAAAACATCGAAATGTTAGTTGCGGCGTTTTTATTATATTAGAATTTTTTGAAGTTAATTTATAATTTTTTTTTAGTAATGATTTTGGTGATGAATTCGGTGATGAATTCGGTGATATTATTTCTTGTGTTTTTTGAATTGAATTCGGTGATAATTTTGGTGATGTAATACGAAAATGTTTTGGCGATGATGGGGTACACCTTGATATTATTGATAAACCTTTGATTTTTAAAGGTGATATTGGTTCATCAATATTTTTTTGTATTTTATTAAAAATATTTATATATAACTTTTGAGATTTATTATTCGGTTGTATACCATGTTTTAATAAAAAATTATTTGCAAAAATTACAGCATTATTAATATCATCTTTTGATGCATCAATATATAATGTTGAGCCTAAATATAAAGATACTATACCTGGTGGCCATTCAGATTGATTTAATAAACACGGTTCCATTATTATTGGAATTAATAATTTATTTCGAGCATTAGCATATGTCCATTCTTTTAAACAATTATCTCTATTTCTTGGATTTTTTGCAGTATCATTAATTTTTTTACAATATGTTTCTGTTAGACATACCATTATGGCGTCGGCATTATCTATACCTTCGGCCATTGCGGCATCAATATTTCCACCCATATCTTCTTCATCAAACCATGTAGTCCATCCGTTATCACGTATTTTTTTTACAATTTCGTATACTCGTTCATGTGTGTTTCTACCTAAATTATCTGGTTTCCAGGTATGTGAAAAAAATAATTGTTTGTTTTTTTTCATATATACTTAATACACATTAATTTACATCCTTGAAGATTTAAAACCGCCACCTTTATAATTTTATTACAATAATATAGATTGTTAAACCTGAATATTATAAGAAGGGTAAATACCGCATAATATTAGAATCATATGTTGTAACTTTAAATGCGTCATTATACCCTTCAACATAAACAATATCACCATTATATATATTATCACAACCTTGTTCACTCATACATCTTCTATTTTTAAATGTTATAGGTAGTTTAATCATATTATTTTTTTCTGATAAAGTATAAAAATTCCATTTATCTCTATTAGTTATTAAGGGTGCGCCCATTAATGGTAATATAGTTTCCTTACCATTTTTTCTAGTTAATATACCAACTTGTCTGTATGAAGTATCGAATGTTTGAGTTTGTATATTTATGGGGATACGATTTGTTGGGCGAATAAATGGAAATATTCGATTATCTCTTACAGGCGGTTCATATGGATTCATAAGAACGTCATTATCTATATTAGAAAATGAATAACCAGGTTGTGAATAAATATCTGGCATATTTTGTGGATAATCAATATTATAATTAATATTTTGTTTAATAGGTTTTGATATTTTTTTACGAATATTAGAGTTAAAAATGAAGATTAAGATTATAATCATAGAGAGAAATAATATTACAAGTGTTAAATTTTCAATGCAAATAACTCCAGGTGGGCATTTGTTAACCATATACTATAATGCAACAAAAAAAGAATAAAAATATTTATTTAAATGTTAATAAATATAAGAATTGGTTGACACTCGATAATATTTCGTCGCGAATATTAAATAAATCTGTATTTCTCATTGATTTTAATACTTGATTATTATTTAAATCAAACAAAAAAATTTTAAATTTAATCATTTCATTTTTAAATTCTTCAACCGAATTAAAATCTTTTAATGATATTGTTTTTCTTGTCATAAGATTAATTCGATTACCTTGTTTTCCGAGTAAAACTTCTACAAATGAATCAATATGTAGATTTAGTTTTGTATATAATTCATCTGTAGCTTTATGAATTGTATAACTACGCGTTTTCCAATGATATAATTTTACTAAATTTAAAGTCTCTAAAAATTTAACAATTATAGACCCTTCTTTTTTTCTAAAGAGTCGATTTTTTTGCGCGTAGATTTTTTACTACCTTGTTTCTTTACAGTTTTCACAATATATATAGTTATTTATACTTATTTATACTTTGTATTCATTAATGAATGGATTTTTATTTCCTTGGAGTAAAAATATTTTCTCGTTTCTCTCTATTTCACGATCACAAGGGGGGTATTTTATATTCCATTTTAACATTATATCATAATCTATAATATAATTAATATAATTTTGATTGCCATATAAAGCAAGCATATACATTATACTTCTAGAAATAATACCTCTAGAGTACATGATAGGGATAAATATATGTTGGGTGTTACATAAATAGTTAAATTTATTATTTAAATTACTATAGTCATTATTTTCTATAGTTTTTTTTGTAAAATAATTTTGATTTTTTTTAATAATAATAAGAGAGTCGCTATACATATATTTTTCATGATATTTGTAGTTGCTTCTATGGATATTATAAAATTTATCTGTAATATGTAAATTATGTAAATCATAATGAGCATATTTTATTTTTTTTGAAATAAATGAAGATGGCCATATATGTTCAAATGTAGGGTTATTAATGTTTTTATTGAAGTTTTTATAATCATTATAATGATTAATATCATATAAATCCCAGGAATTTAAAATGTTATCTTTAATTAGTTTTTTAATTTTATTAGTATTTATGACACGGTTAGGGTATTTAACTTTATTAGCCAAGTGTTTATATTTACTAACCAACATAATAATAATATATAATTATTATTATATAATAATTATTCAATTTTATTATCTTCCATAAGTATTTAAAAGATTCGCGTAAATAGTAATTATATAATGAGCCAAGACAATAATAATATATTAACTATTCAAACAGTTCAAATTGCGCCATTCAGAACATTAATGACTGCATTAAAAGATATATTATTAGAAACAAATATTACATTTAAACCTGATGGTATTAGAATAATTAATATGGATAAATCACATACAATCCTAGCTCATTTATTTTTAGCAGCTGTAAATTTTGAAAAATATGAATGTAAAAGTGACAAAATAGTTATTGGTGTAAATATGTTTCATTTGTTTAAATTAATTAATACAATAGATAATGATGATACATTAACAATATATATTGAGAATACCGATTATACAGATGGTATAGTTCACCATTTAGGTTTAAAATTTGAGAATGGAGATATTAAGCAATGTAAAACTCAAAAACTTCGATTAATTGAACCAGATTCTGAAGAATTAGAGGTTCCGGAAGTTAAATTTGCGTCAATTTTAAATTTACCATCTAATGATTTTCAAAAAATAATTAGGGATTTATCGTGTATATCAGATAAACTTGAAATAAAATCCGTTGGGAACGAATTAATCTTTAAATGTCAAGGACAATTTGCAAGTGCTGAAATTCGTAGAACTGAAGCTGATGGAAGTATGGAATTTATACAAAAACAAGATAACAGTAAAATTATTCAAGGAGAATTTTCTTTAAAAAACCTGGGATATTTTATTAAATGTACAAATTTATGTAGTCAGATTGAAATTTATTTAGAAAATGATATACCTTTAGTAGTAAAATATAATGTAGCATCTTTAGGTGAAATAAAATTATGTTTAGCACCACTACCTAGCATTTAAAAATACCAACAAATAATAAAATAGTTAAATAATATTTTATTATTAAAAATAATTTAGAAGATTATCAATAAATTCATTGCTGTTATTAGATGCTAGGTGAATATTAACAATAGTTGCAGGACTAATTTTATAGTCTATTAATTTATGTTTTACGTCTTGCGATAATTCTTTACAATAATAATGGGTATACATATTGCAGATAGTTTGAACTGTAGCATTTTTCATTTCTAATTTAATATCAATTCTACCTGGTCTAATTAGTGCTTTATCCAAACAATTATATTTATTACTGGTAATTATTAAAATTCTACCAGGAGTTTCTCGAATACCATCAATAATATTAAGAATGAATGATAATGTAATGTTATCTGATGTATTGTTAGAACAAAAAGACATATTATTTTTGTCTATTTTTTTGGATAATTTTTTATAGATAGCCTTGTATTTTTTATTTTCTAAATTATCAAGATCATTATCAAGATCATTATCAAGATCATTATTATCTTCATCATATAATGTATCATAATCATCATCACTGGAAGTAAATACTTTTGTATCAGATTTTCTATCTTTTACAATATCAATCATGCAATCGATATCTTCTAATACAATAATTTTATTAGAGAAATCTACGCTATCAGTTTTATTATATTTTGAATATTGATTTTCAAAATAATAGTTGGAAAATTCGCGTTGTGTTTTAATTTTATTTAAAGGAATTACTATAAGATGTCTGTTTAATTCATTTGCGATACATTTAATTATAGAAGTTTTTCCTGTTCCAGGAGGACCATATAGTCCAATACCTAATGTATATGGATGACCTTCTTTTTTATACCACTCAAAATTATTGTTAAAAAAATTAATTTTGTCCATTATTTTACTTTTTTCATCAAAAAATATATTATTAAAATTTCGAGTGGAAATAAATTCACATTCTTCCCATACAGAAAAATTATTATAACTACGTTCTCGTTCTGGTGATGCTCCAATAAATGAGTAAATAAATCGTTTATTTAAACGTTTATTATAAATATTATTAATATACGTTTTTGTAATATCATCAATAAAATTAGTCAAATATTTTAGAGAATGACAATTACTATAAACTTTAATCATAATATTCTCACTAGAAATAGACATGTTTTTCTTTGTTGAATCTCTATCAAGATTATCAATGTCTGATTTTACTTGACAATATATATTATCTCCAATAATAAATCGACTATTTTGATTAACAATAAATATATCTTTTGATAACGGATCAATATCATTATCATTATCATTATCATTATTTTTATAATCTTCATAATTTTCATTAACATGTGAACCACTAGTAGGATATTCTTTGATCGAATTAATATCATTTTTCAAATTAATAACTTTACTACTATTAATATGATTCCATAACGCCTGAAATCTATAACTGAAAAGATTATCGGTTCTACAAACATATTCACCAGTTCTAGTGGTTCTTTTTCCGTCAAGATAAATATAATTATACTTATATCTATAAAAATATTTATGATTAATATATTCAAAACACTCATAAAAAATAGAATACATCATATATTTATTATTCATTAAAATTGTTAATAGTAAAATCAAAAAAGAACTAGTTACATAACTGTAAATAGAATTATTTGATTCCATACCCATAATAAATTTCATTTTAATTAGATCTAAAATAGAATTTTCACCATGCATTATATATATGTCTATTACACATATATATACTAGAATATTTAAACACTTTCGATAAAATAAAAAGTAAGTATTTAATGCAATTACATAATATTAAATAATATTAGATAATATTAAATAATATTATGTTATTATATAATAAAAATGGTTAGAATGACAAAAGAAATGTATGCCGGGATAGGAATTTTTCTAACGGTATTATTGGCTACAATAGCATATCAAAGAGACATTCGTGAAGGTGTAACCTTTACTAACTATGATAATTACCATACTTTTAATATGAAACCATGGAATGCTTTTTGTATACCAAATTCACCAAGTTGTCAAACAAATATGTATGCGCCACCTACTAATGGAGTTACATTACATGGAGCGGCGTTACCCGGTTGTCATTGTAAAAAAACAGGAGAATCTACATTAACATCATCTTGCACAGATTTAGACTATAATCCTTTAGTTGAGTATAGACGGTAATTTAAATATAATAAAAAATATATAAATATATATTTATTATAACAACATAATGACATTATTTTTTTATAATAAAGATTTTATTGAACCTGTTATAGTAATACCAACAATAGATATAATTCTATGTAGATTATTTACAAAAAAAGCTAGATGGTTTCAGCTTCATTCTATAATTAATTTTATAATTTCTTATTATTGTATCAATGATACAATATTATTATTTAAATCACCTATAAAAAATATAGTAAATAATAAATCAGATGTAATTATATATTATATTACTCTTCTACATTTGTATCATTTAAGAATAAAATTAATATTGTCTAGAATAGAAATTATACATCACATATTATTTGTATTATTGGGAGTATTACCATGTATATACTATTGGAATAATAATATAATAAGTTTATGGATTATATCAGGTTGTGGTATCCCTGGTGGAATTGACTATGGATTATTAACATTAGTTAAACATAATAAAATAAGTAGTATTAGACAAAAAAATATTTCTAGTGTATTAAATAATTATATCAGATATCCGTTGGGTATGTATGGATTAACTGTGTCATTTATCGCTTTTCAAGAAAATATAATCATAGCAAATAAAATATTTTTTATATATATTTCTATATTAATATATTCTAATATAAGCTATTTTAATAAATTATCAATTGAAAATCATATAAATTCTAAATTATTATATTAATTTTATAGTTATTTATTCCATAAATTTTTCAATTTCCAAATAGGAGTTCCAATCCCAGTAGTTTTTTTAGTAATTCGATGAGCATAATGTCTACAATCATTTATACCAAGAAAATAATGTTTGTAGCGTTTAGTTAATTGCATCTCACAATCGATTATTTCTTCAATTGTCATATTAGTTGTACCCCAATACAATGTTTTGACATCAATTGCTCTATCTTTAAATGTTATATCTCTATTTTTATCACTAATATAACTTTTATCTTCATTAAAAGGTCTATAATCAAAGCGTATATTCTGTTTACCATTATAGAAGGATACACCTATATGATATATTTTCATAGAAGAATATAGCTCTTCTATATGTATATAAACATCAATATGTTTTTTTACAAATACTTTTTTTACAATTTCATTATATATATGTTTAATATTATCGATATTCATAAAACTAGTATTAATAGTTGATAAAGTTTTTTGATGAGGTATATTGTAATTTAAAAAATTTGCTTTTTTATTGTAATATGGTGTAATAGGTATACCTAAATTAGTATTGCAACGTATACTATGTATATTATTAATATATGGAATTATTATTTTATTGTGATAATTATTCATTAACATACACATGCTAGAGTATGAATATAAAATTATGTTAAATAACAACATGTATAAATATAATAATATATGATGTTATTATTTTTTTATGATAAAAAACCTTTTATATTTTTTTATACCATCTTTAGTGTATCCATCACTGATTCGTTTAGGTTCTAAATTATAATTAATATTTTTTAGTAATTGGCGCAATAAATTAATCAATGGCCATTTCTGCTTATCTTGTGCCGTTTTTTGAGCACAAGTATATTTTGAAGAGCTTAATATTTTTTTTATATCTGGATTATCATCTAAAATAGATAAATATGTATCAGTGTTAAGTAAAATATTTCTCTCTATAATAATACCATTAATATCATTAATATTAATACATGTAATATTGCATTTTTTTAATATTGATATTAAAATAATCGAATTTTTACTATCTGGGTCTTGATTATTTTCATTTAATTGATCATTATTAAAACCATCTTTATTAGAAAAAAATAATTCTTTATCATATTTATTGTCCATTATATAATATATATTATATATTATATATTATAATTGTATTTAAATTCCATATTGTGGAATTGAATATATGGTTGCGTTATCAATTGTATTTTTTTCATATTGTGCAATAACTTTTGGATTATCTCTATTTTTAATAATATCTTCAAAATCATAAACATTCAGTTGCTCATCAATATAATAACAAATACCTTTTATTTCTTCTGCCCAAATAAGGGTTTTTTTTGTACTCTGAATATTTTCAACTTTATTACTTATAATACCATGAGGTGTTCCTTTACTATGAGTCCCACAATAATCACTATCATCTTTTTTTCTCCGCGTACATTGTTCCCCGTTTGCTCTATTAGCGCAACATCTTTCGTATTGAGGTACAATATTTTTAACACGTTTACGTTTCTGAAAATCTTCTTTTGATAATTCAACATTATTATAATCATATATAAATTTCAAAAACTCACTTTTATTTACTTTTCCAGTTACAGTACATTGGTTATCATCAAACCAATCCTTAATATCATTCTTAAATTCCATAAAATGGCCATCAAACTTTTTTCCTAATCTTTTTTCCATAATAATATTATTTATGTTATTATTATTATTAATATTAACTTTAGTTCAATTTTATATAATTTAATTAAATCTATTTAAAGAATCCGGGAAATTCTTGTGGTAAGAATAAAAATAGTATAATTAATGCTATAAACCATGCTAAATAAATTGAATATGATGCGAAAGATATGTTTAAAAAATTAAATATAAGTGGTATTACAATAATCATAAATAATATGCTAAAACTACCATACATTATTTTATTAAATAAATTCATAATAGTATTTAATATTATTCAATATTAAAATTTTTTACAGTCATTTTAGAATTATTTATATATATATCAGTATTAACATAATGATATGATAACGTGTATTGTTGATTAAAATTTTTTAAGATATATTTATTGCTGATTTTTTGTGTGTTATTTAAAGAATCATGAGAGTTAGTATATGATATAAATATTGAATCATATTTATTTATCCATTCTGTATTAGTATATTTTATATTATTATGATTTTTATTTAGATAATATAGTGTATTATCTGTAAATATAGCTGAACGAATAATACCACCCTTTTTATGCAAGCCATAATCGTTTATAATTATAGATTTATTATCACTATGTATTTCTTTTTTACCTTTACTCCATATAGCATATTTTAAAGAATTTTCATAATTTGTAAAATAATAATATGGACCAAATGAATCCTCTGGACTAGATTTATTGATACCAAATATTGCAATAAAATTAATATATGTATAATAATTTCCATAATATGCAATACATGGTGTAATTAATTTTTGATCATTTTTATCAAATAAATATGATAATATTGTAACCGTTTCAAAAATTTCACTTACTGAATGATCAATATGAAAATTTAGTATTTTATTTGTGTTAATTATTTCATAAATGCTTGCCCACCACCAATTATCATTATATTGTTGATTAGATATATGTATTTCATCAACTTTATGATAAAATATATATTTTATACCATTAAATTCCTTGAAACCTTTATATAATGGTATTGTATCCGTTTTATTAAATATAGTATTAAGTGCGTTATTAATTTCTTCGACAGAACATTTTACTTTTGGAAAATATAATTTATTATCGTTAGATGATTTGAATAATAAATATAACAACATCGGATTCTGTATATTTTTTGTAATAACATTATAAATGCAAATAAATGCTGTATCATTATCATAGTTTAATTCTTCATTAACAATAGAATTATTAATCTTGTAATTGTAAGTGTTAGTATCTATTAATTTTGGTACTATAATATTATTAGAATAAGTAATTATATTATTATTTTTATAAAAATTACACTTGATATTATCATCAAAAATCTTATTATCTTTATCGTTATCTATATCATTATCATTATCATTATCATTATCATTATCATTATCATTATCATTATTCTCTCTGTGATCTACTTGTATTTTGTTTTTTTGTATATTAAATTTAGCAATTATTGTATTTTTGTTGTTAAAATACATTATAATTATAATATTATTTTTTTTTTATATTCTCTTTAATTGTTATCTCTCTATTTTCAATTATAAATTTACCAACATCATTTATATCTACACTATCATCATTATCAAAATATTTTGATAATGCAATAATAATGTTATTTTTATTTAAAGGTGCTTTAACTTTATTTTTTGTAAATAAAATTTTACCATCATTTACATCAAAACAATCAATCTCGTGGTCTTTCATAACACTTATCAAATTTTCAGTAAGTATTTTTTTCTTATCTCTCCTTTCTTTAATTAATTTCTGGAGATTTTTGATTTCACTGTCATATTTAATCCATTCTTTAATATTATTTTTTAATACAACTTTAGGGTCCATTATTATTATTATTAATAAACATTTAAATTATTAATAATAAGTATATTTTCTTGATATAATTAAAATACATGATTACTTGATTTACTATCAAGAATTAATCTAGTAATTAATTCTTTTTTTTTTCCAGAAACTTTTAATTTATAATGTTTTAGTATTTTTTTTAGTTCTAAAATTTTGTAATTTTTGTTTATCATAATAAATTTTTCACTAGATTCAATTTCACTATTATCATTATTATCATTATTATCATTATTGCTATTTTTTTGTATTGTTTTATGATGTTTATCACAATAAATATTATTGTTTAATATATATGCATTTTCAGAACAAATTTTACCTTTATGTTTACCAGATTTATTTATCCAAGTACAACTATTAATCTTCATACAATATTTACTAGGACAATTTACACCTTTAATTGATGTAATATTATCAATATTAAAAAATGGAATCAATTGATCGGAGATATTTCTGCAATATGGACATTTAATTTGATTGATATTTAGATGTGTAACTTCTAGATATTTATTATAATTTTTTTTTTGTTTTATTAATTCAAGATACAATGACATATAATTAAATTTATGATTACATGGAAGAGTAATAAAATTGTCGACTAATTTAGAATTAGTTAATAAACATTTTTCATCATCTGTTAAATTACTGGCATTATCATCATCATCATTCCAGTTTTTTATTTCTTTAAAAAAATCAATATTATCTTGAATTATATAATTCATTAAATATAATTATAATTAATCTTTATATTAATTATAATGTCAAAAAAAGAATGGGGAAATATAACATGGACTTTATTTCATAGTATTGGAGAATCTATTAAAGAAGACAGTTTTTTAGTAGTAAAAGATACAATAATAGATTTAATAAAAATTATATGTTCGAATTTACCGTGTCCAGATTGTAGTGAACATGCAAAAATATTATTACAAAAATCTTTAATAAATAATATGCAATCTAAATTACATTTACAAGAATTTTTAAGACAATTTCATAATAAAGTAAATGTAAGATTAAATAAAGAAACATTTACACTAGAACAAGTAAATGAAAAATATAAAAATCCAAGAATAAACGCGATTATAAGTAATTTTATTATTGTATTTAGTAAACAAGTGTATAATCAAAGGTTACTTATGGAGTCATTTCATAGAAGACAAAGTATGACGAAAATTATAAATAATTTAAAAGTAATTTCTCCTCATTTAGTATAAAATTTATATAGAACTTTTCTTTACTTTTTTACACAAAAATTTAGTTTTTGATGGTCTACTGCATATCGTATTGTTAGATGATACAGAATTAAATAATAATAGCTGTTTATCCGTAACCCATAATAAAAAAACCCAACCTGTACCAACGCCAAATCCAATAATTACACCAATTATAATTCCTAATATTGAAGAACATTTGTATGTGTATTGATATATAATATTTAAAATGGTAAATATAGAAATAAATACTAATAAATATGCATTAACAAGTTTATTTAATATCATTGGAAACAATAAGTATGCTATAATATAAAATAATATTGTAGTATCAACTGATGCTGATGAATTGCTAATTAAACCACCATTAATAACATTACAACTCAATGATGCGCCTGGTAATTTTTCACCGAAAGATGGTTTTATACTTGAAATTAATTTACTTACACCAATATCACATACAGCAGCGATTACTAAACCACATAGATATATTATACTATTTATTGGTTGTGAATTAAACATTGTGGTAAAAAAAATAAATAGCGATATAAATAATGGCGATAATGCCGCAATAAGCTGTATAATATTATACGGACCTAAATTAATAGCCATGATATATATATTAATATATTATTATTAACTTAAATTTTTCAATAATAATATAAATTAAACA